CATACAAAAAAGGTAAAACTGTTAAGAAGCAGGGTTACAAAGATAGAGAAGATGAATCTCTAGGTATGAGAACTGGACCAGAATCCACTAAGAAACAATCTATGAAAGATCGTAGAAATGAATCTTATGGAAAATGGGGCAAAAGAAAATCTGGTAAAATTAATAAGGCGTAAGGATAACTTATGGGATTATTAACTAAAGGAATAGGAGCCGCTATTAAGGGGTTCAAACCTGCAAAGGATTTAACATCAAGAAGAAAAGGTTTTGATGATATGATTAGCACGGTTAACAAGCAATTCAAAAGCGCCGATCTTAAACCAGGTTCATCAGCTTCTAAACTTAAAAAGAAGTTTTGGAAAAAAAGTTCTGACATTCATGATAAATATGAAAAAGATGTAAAAGCTTCAAAAAAAGCTAAAAGTACTCAAACTAAAAAAGCAGTAGGTGCTGCTGTAGGAACAGGCGCTGCAGTTGTTGGCGCACATGTAGGTGCTAAAAGAAAATGGCCAAAATACAAAAAATTTGCGGAATCAGATATTAAAACAGTTGATGGGAAATTAAAACTAGTCCCAAAAAAGAAAGACTAATGAATAATTATCTTAGGGATAAAATGGCACCAGGAGTCAAGCTTCAATTAGGAACTAATTCTTATGGTTATCCAAGTGGTGGATTGCCTCTTAAAAATGGTGGCTGGATTCAAGAAGCTACTAAAGGTATGAGAAAAGATAAACCATGTACTGGTAAAAAATTTGGAAGCAAAACTTGTCCTAAAGGATCAAGAAGGTATAACCTTGCGAAAACATTCAAAAAAATGGCGAAATCATAATGTTTAAAAAAATATGGAACTTCCTATTTGGAAGTAAAGAAGAACCAATGGTTCTAACAACCCCTGCAGAAGAAAATAAAGAAACAGTTAAACACTGTAATGATCACATAAGATTTAGAAAGAACTGTCCTGGTTGCTTAAGAGCAATAGGCGTCATGTAATGAATTTAGAAAACGTAATTTATAAACTACGAAGAGCATTAGATAGTAGAATCAATCAATTAGCAATCTCTGTCACATCAGGAGGGGTTGACAATATGGAAACATACAAGTATATAATAGGACAAATTAACGCCCTAGAGGCAACGAAACAGGAAATCTCTAACCTGCTAGATGAGAAGGAGCAAAATGAAGGAACAGTCATCGACATCAAAGGAAACGGCAAAGATTCACTTACCAAATAAGGATCTAGTTGGTCTTACCAGAACAGAATCTCAAAAAGAAGTTACAAACGAAAAAGAAAAATTACCTCAACCAACAGGTTGGAGAATTTTAGTTTTACCATTTAAAATGAATGAAAAAACTAAAGGTGGAGTAATTATAAATGAATCAACATTAGAACGTCAACAAGTTGCATCGCAATGCGGAAACGTATTGGCGATGGGATCAGAATGTTATAGAGATAAAGAACGTTATCCAACAGGTCCGTGGTGCAAGATTGGTGATTGGGTGGTCTTTGCACGTTATGCAGGATCACGTATTAATATTGAAGGTGGAGAAGTTCGTCTTTTAAATGAAGACGAAATACTAGCAACAGTCAAGGATCCAGAGGATCTCTTGCATAAATACTAAACATAGAAAAGGAGGAAACTATGCCAGACGAAGAAAAGAAAAAACCTTTAGACAAAATGGTTGATATAGATACATCAGGCCCAGACGTCGATGTAACTGTAGAAGAACCAAAAGAGGAAGAGGTTATTGAAACAAAGGAAGAAGAACCAAGGATCACGGAAGTAGAAAAAGAAGAACCAGTAAAAGAAGAACCAGTAAAAGAAGAAACAAAAACAGAAGATGATTCTAAACTAGAGGATTATAGTAAAGGAGTTCAATCTCGTATTGCTAAACTTACTCGTAAGATGAGAGAAGCAGAACGTAGAGAAGAAGCTGCTGTACGATATGCTCAAGCTTTAGAAGATAAAAGAAAAATTGATCAGGAAAGATTTCAAAAAGTCGATGCTGATTATAATAAAAGATTTGAGGAAAGTGTTAAAACTGAAATGGATTCTGCGCAAAAAGATCTTGCGCGAGCTATTGAAAGTGGTGATGCTGAAGCTCAAGTCATGGCAAACAAACGTATAGCAGAGCTTGCGTTTGATAATGCTAAACTAAAACAAAGAAAAACTGAACAGGACGAGAAACCTGTCCAGCTTTCTGACGGTGGACGACTACCAATACAAACTCCACAATCATTACCTGAAGCTGATCCTCTGGCTGAAAATTGGGCTGGTAAAAACAAATGGTTCGGAACTAACCGAGCTATGACTTTTACTGCGTTTGAAATTCACAAAGATCTAGTGGATAAAGAGGGTTATGACCCTAAATCAAATGAATATTATGCGGAAATAGATAAACGAATACGTGTTGACTTTCCTAATAAATTTGATACTAGTGGAGATATACAAACGACTAGACCCGTTCAGTCGGTGGCTTCTGCGAATAGAAGTGCAAAAACTGGTCGCAAACAAATCAGACTCACATCGTCTGAAGTAGCAATAGCTAAAAAATTAGGTGTGCCACTCGAAGAGTATGCAAAACAATTAAGACAACTCACGAAGGAGGCGTAAGCATATGATAAAAGATAAAAAAACTTCTCGTGCGGCGGATACACGGTCAAAAACTGAAAGACCAAAAGTGTATAAGCCACCATCCTCTCTGGATGCACCCAAAGCGCCTAATGGCTTTAGGCACAGATGGATAAGAGCTGAATCCATGGGATTCGCCGACAGTAAAAATATTTACGGTCGACTTAGAGAAGGATATGAATTAGTGAGAGCTGATGAATATTCTGATCAAGATTATCCTGTTGTAGCTGAAGGCAAGTACGCTGGGGTGATTGGAGTAGGAGGCCTATTGTTGGCTAGGATACCCGAAGAACTCGCGAAGCAAAGGGTTGATTATCAGAAAACACTTTCTGAAGGTCAAGACGAAGCAGTTGAAACCGACTTACTTAGGGAACAACATAAGAGTATGCCGATCGACATCGATCGACAGTCTCGTGTAACCTTCGGTGGTACAAAGAAAAGTTAATTTTTTAACTAATCTCGGGATAACAACCAATTCCCTATCATCGGATTAAATTAACCTGTTTATAGGAAACTATAAACTTTAAGGAGTAATAACATGGCTAATACTAACACAGCAGGATTTGGCTTGATTCCTACAGGTACGCTTGGCTCAACGCCATCTACTCAAGGACAAGGCAAATACTACATAGCAGCTGCGTATGATGCTGATTTATTCCAAGGATCATCTGTAAGGATTGTCAATGGATATCTTATATCAGCGCAAGCTTCTATCACCACGTCAACTATCGGTGTGTTAAACGGTATTTTTTATAATGCCGCTACCACATTGAAGCCGACATGGTCAAACTGGTACAACCAGCCAATTACTCCAGCAAACAGTGAGAATATTACAGCATTTGTTCTTGATAACCCTTTCCAACTTTATGTTGGTTCTGCTGCCGCAGCAGTTCTACAAGCCGACGTTTTTGAAACGTATGGCTTGACGGTAACTGCAGCAGGTAGTGAATTAAGTGGTCAATCAAGTTCAGAGATTATTGGAACTGTTCACGCAACGGCAAACGCATGGAGACTTTTACGTTCGGCTGAGGATCCTGAGAACAACGACATTACAGCAGCTAACTGCAGTTTTGTTGTGGTTCAGAATCTCAACCAAGTAAACTCTGGTGGTTTGACGTCTGCATCATAATAGGAGCATATAGAAATGGCAATATCACGAGCACAGCTAGTTAAAGAACTAGAACCAGGCCTAAATGCACTATTTGGGCTGGAGTACAAGCGTTACGAAAATCAACACGCTGAAATATACGTTACTGAATCAAGTGACAGGGCTTTCGAAGAGGAAGTTATGTTAACAGGATTCGCTAACGCTGATGTAAAAGCAGAAGGACAAGGCATTTCATACGATGAAGCGCAAGAGTCTTACACTGCACGTTACACTATGGAAACGATCGCGCTTGCTTTCGCTATAACTGAAGAAGCTATCGAAGATAATCTCTACGATAGACTAGCTTCTAGATATACAAAAGCATTAGCAAGATCTATGTCTAACGCAAAAGAAGTTAAAGGTGCATTACCTTTGAACAACGGATTAGTATCCGTAGCAACGTTCAAAACAGGTGACGCAGTAGCATTGTTCAGTACAGCACACCCGTGCTCAACTGGACCTAATGTTGCAAACACTTTATCGACTCAAGCGGACCTTAACGAAACATCATTGGAGCAGTCTTTAATAGACATCGCTGCAATGACGGACGAAAGAGGTTTAAGAATTGCAGCTAAAGGAGTTAAAATGATAATTCCTTCTGCAAATCAGTTCAATGCTGAGAGATTGATGAAATCTCAAGGTAGAACTCAGACAGCTGATAATGACATCAATGCAATCAACAGTATGGGAATGATCCCACAAGGTTATAGAGTTAATAACTTTTTAACTGACTCTGATTCATGGTACATCATTACAGACGTTCCAAACGGTATGAAAATGTTTTCAAGAACTCCATTGAGTACATCAATGGAAGGAGACTTTGATACTGGTAACGTAAGATACAAAGCTAGAGAAAGATACGCTTTTGGCGCATCTGACTTTAGAGGTATCTTCGGCGTTGAAGGTGCGTAATCTAAACTAATTATGTGGCGGCCTTAAAACCGCCACATTTTAACATTAATGGTG